TTTTAAAATATTCTTTTAGTGTGTCTTGCTTCTGTGTATGTAGGTTGTATCTCTCAGCACATGCTTCTAGTGACAGAGGTTCTTTCTGTCCTCGTTGTAGTATGTACTCACCTAGCATAGTATCAAACACCTCACCCTCATAGGTAAAGCCTGACTCCCACAGCCACATCAAATCGTGTGCGGCATTGTGTGCGACAAGGCGTGTAGTAAGGTCAAGTTTATCCTGTACTATCTGCCTACCGTTTTCAGTGGGGGGATGCTCAGTGTGGTCAAACGTTACAATTTGCTCAAGCCCAGTACCATCTAGCATCCCCACCATGACCAATGTATTCTCTGGTTCAAATGGATCAAGGTGCATCTTACCCTTTCTTTTTACGACTGTGTTTTCTACATCAAGAATTGTTATCATTTGGGGTTACTCCTCTCGTGGTTCTCTAAATATATAACAGCATTCTTTACGGTTGTCAAATTATCTCTGAAGCCACCAAGACCATCATTACAATGTTTACATATGTAACCACGAAATGTATTTGTGGTGTGGCAGTGATCCAGTACCCATGTACCTAACAGCTTTTGATTGTACTTGTTTACTTCAGCTATCTTTCTTTTACATATAGGGCAGGCATATTCTTTATCATCGGGGTAAGGATTAACCTTTCTCAAGTCAGCAATTACCTGTCTATGCCCTGACTGACAGGATCTGCATGTTCGTTTTATCTCAGCGTCTTCTGTGTTTTTATAAGACATCTGCTGAAAGTTTGTTATAGGTTGTAGGATGTCACACTTAATGCAAACAAGGCCATTGTCGCATAGCTCGTTTAACTCGTTGAGTTTATCCGTAGTAAACAAGGCTAGTTGCTTCACCCTACGTACCTCGCAGTTCTGTACTCAAGCTCACAGTGAATAATACCATGCCAACCTGACAGTTTATTCTTAACTAGGTTCAGGTGACGCATAGTATCTTCTTCCTCTTTCCCTTCTACTGGTGGGTTCTTAGCAATCAGTATCATCAGGTCAGCTTCAGCCGCCTTACCTGTACGTGAGCCTTCCATCATGGCCTGATTGAGTACCACCTTATTCTCTGCATCAGCAGACAACTGCGACATATAAAATATAGCACAGCTATGTTGTTTAGCTATCTGCCTAGCGTGTATGGCATTAGCCTTGAGTGCCTCGTCAGTTCTGGCAAAGCCACCAGTTCGTGCAAACTTGTCGCCCATGTCTAAGACTACGATGTCAGGCTTGTAAGACTTACAGACACTCTCAACCCATGCCATGTCACGATTACTGGCATCATATATCTTTATGTTTTCTTTAACAGAGGAGTATATGTCTCTAGCCTTTGCAGGGTTCTGTTTAATCTCCTGCATAGTCATACCTGTAGCCGCAGTCAGATACCTAGCACCGACACGGTGAGAACCTTCCTCGTTACAGAGTATGATACACTTAGCACCTTGATGTGCAAAGCCATTAGGCGATGCCACCAGTGAAGCATGAAAGGAGGTCTTACCTGTGTTAGGCCTAGCACCTACCTCAATTAAATGCCCATCGTTCACACCTTCTAACTTACGTGTCAGAGTAGGTATGTTGAATGTCCAACGTGCTTCAAGATCATTTTTTGATAGTAAAGTCTCAACGTCAATGTCATCCCACTGTATCGTCAGGTCAGGCGTGAAGTCATCAGCATACTGTTCCAGTAGATTACGTAAAGGTTCAAGACTTGTCTTGTCACCATTCACATAGTCAAAGCCTAAGTTCGCTATATCTTCACCGACTACCTGTTGGAATAGCTTGGATAATACCTCTTGTGCCACATCACTTCCCATCGGTGTCTGTTTACCTATCTGTACAAACAACGTGTTGTATGCCTGTTTCTGTGCCGTAGTCATTGTCGGATTGTTAGACATAAATAAAGCCTCAATCTCATCAGGTGTCACACTACGATCATATCTGTCCATTGCAGAGTCTACTGCTTCTTTTATCTTGCGTACATCTTTGCTGAACAATCTGTTTGGACACCTAGCTCCACGATGCTCATCGTAAAAGTCTTTGTCCATTAAACTTCTTATTAAACTTAGTTCCATTATTTTTCTCCTATGCGTGTTAAGTTAAGTAGGTCATCAGGGTTTCTGTATTTTAAATCATCTTTTAATCTCAAGGCACGTACAGTATCTACGTAGCCTCTTAGTTCTTTAGTAAATTGCAGTGTCTTAGGTAGGGCATCTGGGTCTAACGCTATTATTGCTGTTGAGAACTGTGCAAGATACTTCTTGTGTGTTTCCGATAGAGATGTACCCAACACTGCAACCCCTACATATACATGACTACCAATAACTGCGGCACTCACACAGTCCTCAACAACTACTGCGACACTACCATAGCCGTGAACATATGGCAAGGTATTCTTTCCATACCTTTTCCATTTAGGTAATCTCTTACCCAGACTACGACCTGTAGCATCTACAGTGTGACCATTATGCATCACTGGAAAGACAACTCTATGTTCTTTCACGTCATACAACAGGCCAAGTTCTTCAACATCTAACCCCCACTCTTTACAGTAGGGTGCAATCTTATCCGAATCACGTACTATCCAATCAGGCTTATCAAACTTAGGTATACACTCAGTCTCTGATACAGTTTTACCTAGTGACTTACGTATGTCATCACTTGATAAGTGTACACGCCTACCTCCAGACACAATACAACCTGCCTTGTAACAGTTCCATACGATAGAACCCATATTATTTGTAATAGTAAAAGTGTTTTTGCCATTACACTCAGGGCAATTCATTCTTTTTGTCATACCATTTATAAGTGTAATATCATTTAATAACTTATTTACATTCATAATGTATCACTTTCTTTGTTACTCACAGTGTGAGATTTTACACTAACGTTTCTCTGTGTCAAGGCATTATTTGCAGAAGTGTACGTATTTTTTAAATAGGGTTTCACAGATGCAACATGTGTATGTCCTGTAACTGACATAATATTAGGTAAAGGTACACCCTTATCTACCATTTGAGTTACTCCTGTCCTTCGTAAGTCCATTAATCGTAGCTTCTCAGACAGCCCAGCTTTACGCATGACAGCCCTTCCATTTTTTGAGAGCCTTTGCATCGCATAAGGTTTAAACACGCCATCAGTGGGCAGTATATGGGGTGCTACATAGGGTTGAAAGCCAAAGTCTTCATGCTGATCCTGTAACATTTCCATCAGGTCATCTGATATGGGTAGAAATACCTCTGCTCTACGCTTACTCTGCTCCAGTGTCAGCATTTTACTTTCAAAGTTTATGTCCTCCCATTTTAATTTACGCATATCCCCAAGCCTCTGACACCACTCATATGCCATCTGTATAATCAACCCCACATTGCGTGTACCATAATCTGAGTATGCTTGGTCAAGAAACTTGATCACATCTTCGTGTTGCCAGACAACCCTGCGTTGTACCTCTGCCTTTCGTTTGATATTTGTGAAGGGATTGAAGTATGTATATTCCATGTCTATTGCATAGTTAAATACACGAGATGAACAGGTAGCTACATGGTTAGCAAAACTTATACCACGCTTTACCCACTCTTCATATGCAAACTTAGCTACTTTAGATGTAATATCAGAGTACTTTCTATTACCCATTGAGTTACACATAACCGTCAGAAAATATCTGTAATCTACTTTAGTGGTTTCTCGTAACATATTGAAATCATTAGATAAATAATATACCTTAACGAGATCACTCACTTTACTATTCTTAGTTATACACGTAAGCTCCGACATTTCCTTTCTGTGTGCATCAATCAGAGCATTATTCTCTTTTGCTATACGTTTTACCTGTCTCAGGTCACTACCATACATCTCTCGCTTCACCACCCCTGCGTCAACCAATGCTTGGGGTGGATTAAAGCGGTATTCAGTATGACCATCAGCAAGTTTTACCGCCTGTACATATCTAGGTAACTTTATTGTCATTTTATTTCTACCATTTGTATTCATCTAGTTTACTCTCCAACATATCTACCAATAACAACAATTCACCTGCCTTATCTCTAACAGTAGGGCGTGACTTGCACAGTGCGTCTGACTTTATGATGTCAGCTACACGCTTGATGCGTACAAGTATACGCTTTGTATCTTCCTTGGGTGAATCCCATTCCTCTGCCGCCCATTTAGCCATTGTCTATCTCCTTCGCAGGGTCTGTAAAATATTCTGTATGTTTTTGATTCGCTTTGTTTTCTTTAGGGTAACTTGATCCGCCATAATACTCTGCTAATTCTAGTGCTTTTGTTTCTGCGTCTTTAGAACTTTTAGCATTGACTTGCACAGCTACACTTTCTTCATAGTTAATCATCACTTGATATTTCTTCATCATCTATAGTCTCCTCTCCAATCATCTAAGTCCATATTTACCATGAGCATATAAGCATCATCATAATGTCTGTTGTTAACCTTTACTAGTGTGTCATACCCATCACGTATCTCTCCCATAGACTGCTCTACACACTCTATCACGAGATCCTCAGTGCAGTCCATGTGTAATTCTATTCCACCACGTACGTAGTACATAGGTAATGCCACATGACGCTCAATCATTTCTTTACGACTAATATTGTATATGTCATTCGTCATCTATAGTCTCCTCTATCTCAAAGTTTACAGTTCTCAATCCTTCAACTACCCCAACCATCAGCCAATCAAATGGACAGGTCTTTAGCCAATCATGTAGCTTCTCTTCATCAGTCATTAAGCATCTCCTTTATCCGTGCCATAGCGTAGCATATGTCATCCCACTCCTCGTCATAAATTTCATCTCCCTCTGGTATGCAATACTGACAACATCTGTGTCTACCCTCACGATAGGTGTGTAAGACTTCCCATATTCTATTCAACTCTTTAGTTCCCATGTTACCACTCCATCTCTGAAGTAAACTGAAAGTCAAGTGCGGCATAAGGCAGGCGTTGATGCCAGTACTCTACCAGTTTAGCAAACTCATATATACCATGAACATGCTTGTCTATTGCGACAATCTCATACTCACGCTCATCAGGCATGATGTCTTCACGCTCCTTTGTATCTGGATTCCATTTAGTCGTTTCAAATGTTCTGACTGTTACTGTTCCTACTGTTATATACATATGTTGCCCTCCTTATGCGGCTAGTTGATTAAACTGTGGACTATCTATCCACTTAGATACTTCTACTTCACGATTGAACATGCTGATATTCCTCGTGTCATAGCCTGTGTTACGTAGGCTGAAACCATTGCGCTCATCAGCCCATGAACTGTAGTTCGTGAATGCTGAGTACACTGCGTACTTGTTGTGACCTCGCACTGATGCTTCAGCACAGTACAATTCATACATCTTCTCAGCCTTCTGCTTAGAGCCTATCATGTCATCAAGCATAGCTTTGACCTCATCTACATACACTCTCTGTTCAGCCCATGTCTGTAGCCTCTGAGCCTGCTCGTGGAAGCTACGCTGACTGTCTCTCAGTTGCATCTGGAATATGTCAAAGTCAAAGCCTGATGTATGCTTACGCTTCACCTTGTCATGCTCACCAGAGATGCACCCATTGGTACAGAAGAAGTCTATCCAACCATGCAGACAGATACTAGAGCATGACGAGTCTACACCATGTAGTGAGATAACTCTCTGGCTTACCTCAGTCTCATGCTTATCTGTACGTACAAAGTTCTTAACTTTAGGCAGTACCATGTCCATCATAGTCCACCCTCCATTACGTGCAACCTTCCACCTGACCTGTGCATCCTCTACTGCATCTTCGCCTAGTGTAGATACTATGGTACTCATCACACCGTTGTAGTGTTCAGGGTGACTGACGCAAGTGAAGTCTTTGCCTACTACGTTCAGGTACTCACCTGTCGTTGCATTAAGAACATACTTCTTGTCATCTACCTTTGTATCCTCAAAGGCTATGTCAAAGTCTACTGTCTCTGGTATTGTGAAATCAAATGGCATTATGTATTCTCCTCTTCTCTATCTTGGTTGCTCCAATATTCTATCCAATCACCTTGTTGGTCTTTTGTTAGTTGACCCCACTCTTCATCTGTAAAATCAAATGGCATTATGTATTCTCCTCATCATCTAGTTTCTGTTGTTGTTTTTCAAACACACCCCACTGCTTAGTCCAGTCTTCTACCTTTTCTTCAGCCGCTTTCTGTAACTCTGGGGTTGGCATACTAATTATAATTTTCATTTCTTTAACTCCTCTAATTTATGAAAGACTCTCTTGAGACTTTCTCTTGCTAGTCCTGCCTGTTCGTAGGCAAGTTTTAAATTGCTCTCATCTATCGCTGAAACTCTAGGCTTGATAGCGACTACCTCACCCTCATCATCATGTACAAACTCATGTGAACTTGTTGCAGTTACATACTTAACTGGCTTTATGTCATTTGTCGCACCGACTTTATGTGCATTAAGGAACTCAAGTAACTCAGCCTTGCTTGTAGGAACTTCCTGTGTTTGCCACAGGTTTAGATCTCTTCGTGCTTCAGCCTGAGTACCTCTCCAATTACCTTCACTGTCTGTGTATAGTCTCATATCATATCCTTCATTGTTGGTTAACGCTTGGCAACTGTGCCTTGCTTATATAGTTGTATCACATCTTTTATGGGGTGTCAACTAAGTTCTAAAAATTCTTCTGCCATACCATCATGTTCAGCCCACGTAAATGGATCTTCCAGTACACGATACGTAGCTAGTGGCTTGAGAGTCTGTGTCCT